GTGACTGTCAGTGTTTTCAAATTGGATAAATTTAAACGTATTTCATCCAATAGAGTTTGGTAGTGCGGTGTAGACTTCAATTCTGATTGACTGATTTTTAACAGCAATCGATCTTTGTCGGTCGCACAAAATCTTTCGTCTGAATCAGAAATGTTATAACTGCCGTTGTTTACAATATCTCTACGCCAGGCACTACTAAACTCCTTGCAACAGTAACTACAGGTTAAATTACAATCTCCGCCAATGGTCAAATCAATAATTTCTGGGTGTGTAATTAACTGACTATGTGTTTTTTTCTTTCCACCTTGGTTCAATCTAGGGCTTTGTGACCCATGATCCTCGGCACGCCAACAATTTTGTTCACAGCTGGAATTTCTTTGATTGTTTAACATCTGTTGACGCTCGGCAACATTTGTATCTGTGTTAAAAAGTTGCCCAGGGTTATTTTTTAACCATTCAAAATTAATCGAGTGTGGAGAGGCAGCGTGACAGTTATAAGTAGTTTTTGATTCAAGATCTATTTTTAGGTACTTAAACTTGTAGGAACAATAGTAGTCACGCTCGGACCCAGACATCAGTAATCCTCGTCTTCCTCGTACTCTTCGTCTTCGTCTTCGTCATACTCTTCCTCGTGATCTTTGAGGTAGTGTGCCAGAGCACGTTTGACTTCTGAATCAGATTTAAACGTTTCTTTAACTTCATCTGCACTCACATCATTGTCGATCAAGACAGAAACTAAAGTTTCGGCCGCTTCATTTCGATCTTGTGGATTAACATAACGCTTGAGTTCGTTCCAGATTTCTTTGCTTAATTCTACTGACATCTATTATTCCTCCGTGGCTGTGTCTTCAGTACTTACCGTTTCTCGCTGATTTGCAAAATCAGCCATGACCTTGTCAAGGCAACCTTCTTCGTTGCTTTCCCAGGCCTTGCGGAACTGCTTGATGATCTCACCATCGCTGGTCACAAACATCAAGCGATTGCCGTCCTTCTTGAGCAGGCCTTTCTTCTCAGCCAAGTCTGTTAGACCACTATAGGGATTCATGCCTGTTTCATAAGGAATCTTGACCTGCACACCTTCAAAAGGTTTGGCATAACGTGTTTTCATCACTTTACATCCGGCACGGATACCCATTACTTCCGAAATCTTGTTGCCATCCTCGTCTTCTTTGAGTTTCATTTTCTTCATGGCAACCACAATACTTGACGCATAGATAAAACCCTGTCCGCCTGAAATCTTGTCGTCTGGATCAAACATGTCTTGGCTGGCATAGGTATGATTGGTACATACCAAGCCCACATTGTAGCTACCAAACATGTTGACACAGTTACGCACAAGTGCTGTAAGTGCTTTGGGCTTGCGACCCAAGTCGCCCTTCATTTCACCTGCGTCAAACTGATTCACGTCAGTGGGTGTCAACAACATGCCCAAGCTGTCAATGATAAACATGACCTTGGGACGCTCGCCATCGGGCAAGGCCTTGTAGTCGCTCATGAACGTTGAAATGGTCTTGGCCACATCATCAATCATGGCCATGCTTAATTTTAACAGTTTGCTTTCTGAAGTATCTACGCCCAGTGCCTTGAGCCAGTCTTCATCCAGTGCGTTCTCACTATCAATCAACACAACAAAGATACCTTGCTCTTGTGCATTTTTGGCAATGTTGCCCGAGCAGATGTAGCTTTTGCCTGCACCTGACTCTCCGGCAAACACAGTGACCTTGCCCAAAGGAATGCCCTTGTTGAAGTCTCCGCTAATCAAGTAGTTGAGTGCAAAGTTGCCTGTACTGATCCAGTCTGTAGGATCGTTGAATCCGATGCTGAGACCGTCGATACTTTTTGTAATTTCTTTTCTAAATTTTGATACGTCGAATGGTTTGCCCATGATTAATTTCCTTCTTTAAGTTTGTATAATTCTGTAAAAATTTTACTGCTATCTACTCCACGTCTTTGATCCATTACAGTTAATTTTTCAAATGACGTTGTCAAGTTTTTTTCAATTGGGCGTTCTATATAGTGTAGCATGTTTCGATAACTGTCTTCAAGTAAGTATCCAGGGTGCTTGTTGATCTTAGATTCCAATTTAGTCTTTAACGAGTTTAACACATTTTCTGGTAAATGTCTAATATTTAGATAGTCTGGACCTAGTAATGCTCCAATAATAAAACTGTTGTTGTGGAATCCTAGCCCTTTTAGATAATCTACACATCCAAACACGCTGTCATAATTTAATAAAAACCATAACATATTAAAACTTATTTTATGATCTAATTTTCTGATCGTGGCCAAATTATCTAAAAAATCAGACCACTTGCCGCCAAATCGAATGTACTCAAACTCTTTTTCTATGGTCTCTATACTCACAGTCCAGTGTACATTTTTAAAACTGCATACTGCATCAAATACCCCAGTGTCTACTTTGCTAAGATTAGTGTTTATTCTTAAGTTGACCTCTGGGTTTAATTTCTTGAGTAGCTCTAAGTTTTCTTTCATCAGCAGTGGTTCCCCACCGGCCAGGTAAACATGTTTAAGTTGTTTGGCATGTTTATAAATGTATTCTTGGAAGTCATTTAACTGAGTAACTGCCGGAGTTTCTATTTTAACATTTAACTCGTTGGCCCATTTACTACTAAACTCTGGATTACAATAAACACAGGCAAAATTACATAAATTAGTCCAACGTACATCAATGGTTTGCAAATCAAAATTATTAATTTGATAAGTGTCAAGTGGAGTTTTTTTAAACTCTCTTATGTAAAAAATTCTATCACTGATAATATCAAAACCTTTTTTACCGTGTTCTATATCATAGCAAGGGTGACATCCAATTGCCGGAGAATTGTTTGTAATATTAATTTGTTTGGCAACATTTTTGGGTCCCAGCAGTATTTTTTCAATAGGACCATCTTTGATGTTTCCTATTCGATCATTACTACGACAACAATTTTTTACGGTTCCATCAAAGTTGTACATGAGCCCGGTCCACGGCATGGGACAAAAATGCTTGTTAGTTAATACGTCTTTGGGATTCATTTGTAGACAGGACTCATTAATAAGTTATTAGATTCTGCCATTTTGACTATGGAATAAACATACCGCTGTGAGGTAATTGAAATCATGCCCTCACAGCGGTTTGTAAGCAAACTGCAATCTAAATGCAATAACATTTATTACGCTTTCTGACGTGCCCTAATCATGGCCAAAATATCTTCGGCTTTTTGTGTTGACGGTTTGGCTTCTACCGGTGCCGACGCTACTGCTGGGGTATCGTCTTCATCGTCAAAACTGCTAGATGCGGCAGGAGCAGGTCGGGCCGCAGGTGCCGGAGTATCCTCATCAGAGTGTGTGGCGCCAGAACCTGCTGGAGCACTAACACCGGCTGGACGGAAGTATTGACCCCAACGCTCGGTGTCATAACTCTGGCCATCTACTGAAGCTTCGAACATTTCTTTGATGACCCGGACTTCGGCCTCAGTTGGTTTCTTGGGCAAGAATGTGCTCAAGTCAAATGGACCGTGTTTGTATACTGCTGCCTGTTCAGCTTCGGTAAGTGAGCTTTCTTTGCGGGCCCATTTACTTGTGTTGTAATCGGCGTAGCCACCTTTGCTGGTCTTGGTAATACGGAAGTCTAAACCACGTTGCAAGTCAGTTGGCAATTCTTCCAACTCTGGATCCATCAGTGCCGACTTGATGATTGAAAAAATCTGAGGACCAATAATAAAACGACGAATTGGATTCTCTGGAGCCTTGTCATCTGACAGCGGATTCTCACGCACAAAACCTTGGAATATATAACTGCGTTTTTTCCAATACTTACGACCCATGTCTTCTAGTGCCTTGTCCTTGAACCAAGTGCGAACTTCTGTCAGAACCGGGCAGGTCTCTTGCCACATTTCCATGCAGGGCACTTGTACATATACCTGTTTCGAGTCGGCTTCGCCCTTGACGCCATTGAATGGCAAACGGATCATGGCCCGTTCTTGCCAAAAGAATGTGTTTTTGGAGTTACCATCAGGCAAGAAACGAAGTGTGGCACTAGAGCCTTCTTCCATGTTCCAGTGTGCGTAAATTGAGTTGTCACCGCCTGTGGAGTTTCCGCCTTGTTTTGATTCGCTAGCGGCCAGTCTTGCGCGAATTTCTGCTAATGATGCCATAGTTTGGTTGCCTTTCTAAAGTTTACTATGTGTTGCCTATCTAAATGTTTAGATGTTACGTTGCCTGTGATGCTAATGTAAAAAGCGCATACACTTGAGTTAGTATATACGCTTTGTTTCGTAGCGTCAAGTGTATTTATGACGCGGTTGTTCAGATTGTAGAATTACTTCTTCATTCCAGAAAGTTCTTTGAGCCTGTCCAAAAATGACAAGTCTTTTCCAACCTCTTTCATTTTACCGCTGTGTCCATACTGTCCTTGTAATGCGCTTTCTTCCATGCCACCACACTCTTTGAGTCCATGAACTGGACAACTTTCTCCGGCTTCGGTCATGTTGCAACGACTGGCCTCATCCAAGCCCTCTGGTAGCACATACAGAGTATCACCAGATACTATCACCGTGGCATTGCCGGGTAGATCAACATTGCCGGAATACAACGACTTCAAAGGCATGGTCACTTGTCGTCCACCTTTGGGCACTGAATCATTGCGATCGAGCCACTTCACATCATATATGGTGCCATCTTTGTCTTTGTATTGTCTTGCCTTGGGTGTTGGAGCTCGATAAGGAGGAGCATTTGGATCTGGATTCAAGGGCACTCTAGCACCAGCTGGTCCAGACACGCTGGCCAGTGCGGCACCACCTAGCGCGGCACCTGCACCTTTAAGGAAATCTCTGCGGGTAAGTTCATCTAATTCTTCTTCGCTAAGTTCTTCTTCATAGTCAGGAGCTGGTCGTTCTTGAGCAGGTACTCCGGCGTGTTTCAAGATGCTAGATAAGTCTTGATCATATTCAGGATAGGCTGGTTGGGCAGTGCCCTCTGGATCTTCAGTCTGA